CAGTCTGTGGAATTAAGCGCAACATAGCATCCTGGAGAAGATAACCTAGTGTATGTGTTTCTTCAGGGAATGTAATATCGCGTGCTTCCATTACAGTAAGAGCATTTTCAATTTCAATAGCACTTTCCTCTCCAGTCAAAGCCTTAGAGAGTTCAGTTTTAACCATTTCTAGTTTTTCTACCAATTTTCCACAGGCAAGGTCAACAATTTTTGAACTGGGAATGATTTCAACTGATTCAACTGTGAAATCAAAGAAGTTAGGTTCATCATTATCGTCGGTCATGAAGTGGCGCTCAGATTCATTAATCATAAAACGGCGCTTCAACTGTTCGGTGTCAACTGGTTCATCACCAGCAGTAGCCTGAGCGTCATCGATATATTTTTTCATAGCGGCATCTACTTTACTAGGGTCGATTTTATTTACATACATTACAGCAGAAGTAGGTGAAAATCTGGCATTATTTGAACCGTTGCTAATTACAGCAGAACCTTCTAGGTGGACTTTCTCACCTTTTCCTCCAGGATTAGGCTTCAATTTAACAATAAGGATATTTTCTCCAGTAATCCTGTTTGGTGGAAAGAAGTCAAGTGTTTCTTCGCGCTTCCCAGTTTCAGTATTTACAACTTCAAAATCGGCTGTAGTCACATCCATAATTACATTTCCAGTATTTTCAATATTAAGTGTGAATTTGTATTTACTAGTATCAAAGGTTGATGTATCTTTAACATTAATAGGAATCATACCAATACGATGAAGAATGAATTCATTATGAATACCACTAGTGTTTTCAATTACACGAACACTTGATGAATTATAATCTTCAGTATCAAATCCAGCTGTATCAACTTCACTTATTATAGTTCTACGGATACTATTAGCAAAACTAGCAGTAGTGTTCTCAAGTGTAAATTTGAGAAGGAATGGGTCTTCGACGTTTGTCGCTACAAAATTAAGGTTCATAGTCATTTTACTTTTTATATAATATAGGATATTTTATTAAAATCAATTTTAAGTGTGTTAAAATAAAATAAAAAATATATTCTTACTAGAATAAAAAATTATGAGTGAAAAAATGGGGAAAAACATCATTTTCTATAGCAATAGAGATACATATTCTAAGAAGGTTTTAAATATTATTTCAGGACAGAAACGCGACAACGAATTTGTATTTATTTGTGTAGATGATAGAAATATTCAGTTGCCAAGTTTCTTGAAAGTAGTTCCTACTATTTTCCTTGTTAGAGAACAGAAAATTTTGGTTGATGAAAGTATTGAGGAACACCTAACACCAAAGCAATCTAATTCAGGAGTTGGAGGTAATGATAGTGGTAATAATGAACTAGAAGCCTACTTTGATTCAAATAATGGTTTTTCATCTTGTTATTCAAACTTAGACAACACAGAATCAAATTCAAATAATAGCATGTTTTCATACATTCAGGATGATGATTTAACTGGAGGTGCTACTAATAATGGTATGGAAGCACCAAAGGGAAGTTTGGATAATGCTTTTGAGAGATTAGCCGCTGAAAGAAAGAACGATTTTTCTGGTATTCAAAGGGTTTAATTACTACTTAAGAAAGATACTTAAAAAAATTTTGTCTTTTATTATAATAATGAACAGTGTTCTCTATACAGCATACAATACTCTAGCAATTAAGTTCAACGAGGAACTGATTGAAGTTTTTCCCAAAGATATAGATTTTAAAGTTTGCCTAAATACAATTAAACTTATAGAAAAAACAACAAAAAGGAAACTTTTCGATTTAGTATCACCGCAGCTTCTAATGTATCATGAATATATTCGTAATAGGGATGAACGTTTCTTCCTTGAGAAAGACGAGGCTGAATATACAGAGGATACTGAAAGTGTTCCTATTATTAGCAAATTAAAGGGTTATTGGGGAACACTAAGTGATAATAACAAAGATAAGATTTGGGAATATGTTAATAGTCTTTTAACTTTAACCCAAAAGATAGTAACAGCGACAGGGGGAAAATAATAAATTTGATTATTCATATTATTTCTTTTTTTTTCACTATTTATTAATACTACCATTAATACTAGCATTTAAAGAGTTATTATAATTAAAAATTATTATGACAGATAAGGTAGAGAAAACTAGTATTGAATACTTTAATGAATATATGAAGACGTTTGTGTTAGAGATTAAAGAGACATTTCCAGAATTTAATGAAATTATTGATGGATATTACACAGACCTTTTAACTAGTGAAACATGCAACGATGATAAATATGTTAAGCGTTTTATGAGAAAGTTGAAGGATTTTAAAACACAGATTTCAGGAAAGGATGCTTCTATGTTTCAGGGCGAGTTGTGTGTTTTAAAGAATGTAGATTTCGAAAAAATCTTTGCGAGTGAGATTCTTACAGATAATACACGTGAAAAGATTTGGGAATATTTACAGACACTCTACGTTATAGGTGAATCAATTATTAGTGATAGTGAAAGAGTCAAAAATCTTGTAAAAAACTTTCAGAGATTAAAAACTAATAATTTAGAAGATGCTGATTGTGAAACAGAGGAAGACCGCGAAATTTTAGATATGTTAAAGAATATAGCAGAACAGAACCAGAATACAGATAGCGAGCCACTTTCTCCAGAAATGTTTGAAAATGGTGTAATTGGAAAATTAGCAAAGGAATTATCCGAGGAAATTAATGTAGAGAGTCTTGGTTTAAATATTGATGAGAACACATCAGCAGACCAGATGTTTAGCAATCTTATTTCGGGAGATAATCCTATGAAATTTATGAACCTTTTACAGACTGTAGGTCAAAAAATACAGGATAAGGTTTCAGCTGAAGGTATAGACCAAAATGATTTAATTAATGAGGCAACACAAATGATGGGAAGTCTTAGTGGAGGTGGAAACTCTATGTTCGATGCTCTTTTGAAGAGAGCAGGTGGAGCAGCCGCAGCAGGAGGTGGAGCAGCAGGAGGTGGTGGATTAGGAAACATGAACCAGGCTCAAATGAATAATCCCCACGGTTCAGGAAATGCTACAAGGGATAGACTTCGCAAAAAATTAGAAAAGCGCAAGAACCAAAAATAAATCTCTTTATATACTATATGACTAAACAAGTCCCTATTTTTATAAATAAACCGGAGATATTGATAGACAAAGATTATCTCTTAGAATTCATTCCAAACAAGGGTTCTCGTGAAGAGAGATTAAATGCTACAGTAAGATTTGCTGGATATTTAAGTATTCTTTTAACATTATTAAAGGGAGATTATAGATATCTCTATATTGTAGTTGCAGTAGCTGGAATTATCTTCTTTTTCTACCAAAATAACATAGAAACATTCACTTCTTGTGAAAAAGATAAAGAGAAGAAAGAAAAAAAGGAAAAGGTAGTTGAAGTTAAGGAAGAAAATGGACCACACGATTCTTATGAATTAGAACCAGTAAAGGAAAGCAAGGAAGATTGCCAGGCACCAACACCAGAAAACCCTTTTATGAATGTTCTTTTAACCGACGATTTTTCTAAACGCAAAAAAGCCTGTAATTATACAAAAGAAACTACAGAAAAGGGATAAAATATTTCACGACAAATTATTTATGGATGCTGATTTAATTTATAACCCAGATGCAAGTAGCAGACAATTTTATAGCACACCCAGCACTCAAATTCCAAACGACCAAAAGTCATTCGCTGAATGGTGTTATAAAACCCCAGTATCTTGTGCCGGAGGAAATAATATTCTTTTAAAACAAGATAAAACTTGTGCCTTAGCGAATGTTCCACTTAGCGAACTTGTGAACGAAAACTCAAATTTTTATTGTTTAGGAAATGAAACTAATTAAATTTTTTTCTAATTAAAAAATTATATTTGATATAATTATAAATGAACGTCAACGATAAAGGTCAAGTTTTATCTAATGAATACAAATCAAATGTTAATCCAGCAACAAATTGTGGAAAATTAAGTGGTGATTTAAAACTCCATAACCAAACTAATTTAATAGATGATGCCTGCTTACAGAGCGAACGCCATCACCAAAGTATAGAAGCTAGTGATTACATGGTTAGCAACTTCCACAGTTGTGATGACAAATTAAGTGATGTTTTTACAGTAGCAGGTGAAAACAAAGGTGTTTCTGTAGTTGATGGCTATGGTGTTTCAGGAAATGTAATCTCAGAACACACAAAGATTCGTGTAGGAGATGTTGAAAGCAGACCCAAATGTAGCATTCTTCTCCAGAAGAGACCATTCGCAACAGTTCCTTTTATGGGTCGTGGTTCTGCTGACCCAGAAGTCGAAGGAAAGGTAAAGACAGGTGGTGCTTTACACAAACGCGACAACTGGGTAGGCCAGGAAGACCAACAGGAACGCACATTTGACAATACCCTTACACCTTTAGTTAAGAACCTCGAAGATAATATCCAGAACCCAGGTAATCTCGTAGAAGAAGTAGCAGACATGGAATGGATTCGTGGCGGAACACCTACTCGTCAAATCGTTAAGGACCTTGATTATTTACAGCGTGGTCGCGATAGCGATGAAAACAAGGCCTACATTAAAGCAAAAAAACCTTATGTCCATAAATGCTTAAAAGACTGTAAGGGTTTGAAAGACTAAGGAGCTTTTAAAGACTGTAAGGGTTTGAAAGACTAAGGAGCTTTTAAAGACTAAGGAGCTTTGAAAGACTAAGGAGCTTTGAAAGACTAATTTCCTAAATATTCAACTCTATTTATATAATCTTCTTCACAGATATCATAGCTCTGTGTATATTTAAAGTTTTTTAGTTTTAATCCTAGAAAATCTTGTGCTATTATTGTATTTCCCTTTTTACATACATACCCATAATATTTATTAAGGCTATGATTATAGGTATATCCAGTATTTATTTTTTCAGGAAATACGCACACTTCATACCAATTTATAGCTGACCTCTCTAAAGTATCAAAACATAACATATTACCAACTATTTTTATGTTAGATGCTCTCATAAATTTGTTTCTATGTAAGTCTAAATATAGATTCTCAAGAATATTATATTTTACTTTTAAATCTTCCACGTTATCATCATCTTTTGTGTCAACAGTAAGTTCGTTATATATTAAATTTGTAGATTTTTCAACAAATTCACTTTTACAAAATATTAATTTGTGAAAATCTATAGGCTTATTCACTAAAATTTTACCATGAATTATTATTATCCATCCATAATGATAATCCCAGTGTTCGTCTCCAATAGTTCCAATTATTGTTAAATCATTTAATACTTTACTCATAGCAATTACAGCATTTATTACAGATTCATTAGGAGATTCTAAAGATACTAATGAAGTAATATATTTTGGATTATTTAGCGGATTTTCTATACCCATAATTTCATCATATCTATTAAACACATTCAAAATTCCAGCAGTTGTATAAGGAATACTAGTATTTTCATTAATTAACTTATGTTTTATTAAAAAGTTTTTACAATTCCATAGTTGATAATCTTCTTCTGTAGGGTCATCTGTTTGTATATTATCGTAAATGAAATTCCGTATAGATTCTTCAGGACCTATAACTCTTAAACTAGAAATAACATTCATATAAAACAATTATTTTTAACTTCTTAACTAGTTATTTTTTGAATATTTAAAAGAGATAAGTATTAAAAATACATAGGAGATGTTGCCAGTTAGAGAACAGGAAATTTATGGATGGATAGGAAATGGAATTTTTTTTGCGGCTCAGTTGTCCCAGATAATTTATACCTTTAGAGTTAAAAGTGCTGATGACTTATCTTATACATTATTTTTCTTTTGGTTAATAGGAGAATCTATGTATACTACATTTGGATGGATTGATAATTCACCTAGTATGTTTATAGGAAATGGTGCTAGTTTAATATTGTCAGTAATCCAGTTAGGACAAAAAGTCCATTATAAGAGACTAAAGGATAATTCAGTTATTTCAAGATTAAATTCTAGTATTCAGGCAGAACAAGTAGAAGTGGAAGAAGACCATCAGTTAATTAATTCGGTTTAAGAAAATTAAAATATTTATTATATTTATATTAATGAGTTCAAATAGATTAATCTACGACCAGTGTGAATACGACACTCGTATTGAAGAAAGCACCGGAACACTTGCCTATATGCTTAACCCACTCGCTCACGAAAATAAACACAAATGCCGTTTTGAATTAGGTTTAGTAGGAGGAAACAACGTTAGCATTACCAAGGGAAACATAGTTGATGTCGAGTCTGATTTATTAGGTGTCACAAGAAAGGCATCACTTTGCCCTAGCAGAAAATTCAAGAACGTTTGCGCTACTAGCGACGTTATGGATTGCCAACCAGATAACATCGTAATTGATGGTCCTGGATGTAATACACCACGTGAAGTTGATACCTCTATGGTTCACCTTCCAAAATGCAACATGTTCCGCTACAAACCAATCTCACTTCCAAGAGCGTTAGATTTACCAGAATGCCCTGGAAACCAGGTCCCAAGATGTGCTCCTAAGAAAACAAAACCTGTAGCTGAACCTGCTGAAAAACAGTAAATATTTATTTTTAATAATTTTTAATAATTCGTAGTTGTGAATTTTTATCTGCTATAATTTTAAATGGTTAGAGTTAAAAATACTAAGACTGTAAAAAAACTAAGGGTTCCTAGGAACTTAAATAAATCTAAAGCTAAAGCTAAATCTAAATCTAGAAAAGCATTAAGAAGTAATCGCAAATCAAAAAAAACTCGCCAGCGTGGAGGAAATCCTGTAATGATACGTAAATTATGTGAATCAAGTGAAAATGGAAAAACTCTAGGAAATAATGTGTCAGCTGGATATATCGGTGCACTTTGTAGTGAAAATAATGAAAAAATCGCTAATAAATCACAAGCAGGAGGAAGCGGAAATGGACTAGTTTCAGGTGTAGTATCTAATCTTTTTAAGGCAGCATCATTTCCTTTAAGAATAGCTTCAGGAGCATTTAATAAAGTAACAGGTGTTGATTTAACAGAAATGGTTTCAAATAAAGTGAATAGTGTTTTAAATCATACAGAAACTACAACAAAACCAACAGAACATAAGGAAGTATCTAGCGACCGTGATTCTGACCCAGCATTAAGCGAATTTTTAAGAAAAAACAAATTGTAATTTTTTTTTCTATTACCTATTTATACAATGAGTTTTAATAGATTAAATTACGATACATGCTCATACAAGCAGGTTTTAGAAGAGTCTATTGGTCCTGGCGAGTATCAGTTAGCTACTCCACACGTATCCTGCGAACCTTGTTTCAACAAGGACCCAAGATTCCGCCTCCAACAGAATGGCGTTTCATTAAACACTAGAATGAATATGATTGATACTGATTCTGAACTTTTAAACATTACTAGAGATGCTAGTAGTTGTAGCAAAAAGAAATTCAACCCACAATTCAACAAGGCTGGAAACATCCAGAATCCTAGTGATATGCTTCATTTAACAGAATGTAAGCATCTTACAACTGAAGACACACGTCTTAGCAACCCACCAAACACTTTAAGAGGAACTGGATGGAACAGATGGGAATGGTTATGCCAGGACCCACAGGAACGCGTTCTTGTTCCATTTGACTATGAAGTAAGCACTCGCAACAACGTTCGTGATAACCATCGTCCTCTTATCCCTACACCAAAAGACCCTAGTGATAGTCTCCCAACACCAAGCGATGAACCTATTAGAAACGAAATCGCTAGAGTTAAAGGTGTTCCAACAGGACCACCAAGTGTTCAGTGGAGGTCATTAGACGAAATCAGAAAATACTAATTCTTTTAAATTCTATCGAATACCAGGGCCATAGCTATTAAAAACAATATAATTACAACTTGAGGAACTAAATATTTCATTATGTTTTCTTTTTCTCTTAATTTTATTAATTGTGTATCAATTATTAAAAGTAAAAGTGCACTCCATATTATAGGAAAACTCATATTTTTATAAATTGTTAAATCTTTAGTGAACAAAAGTGGCACTAAATAACTGAATGTGACAAGTAATTTAGTAGAAATAAGACCAACGCCAGCCTTAAGAGGATTTGCGCTATTGTCTTTTGTATCTTGTGCTTTTTTTGAAAACCATAAACTATGTCCTTCTGATAAACCATCACTTAATCCTAGAGATAAAATCGCAACAACTATTACTTTTACGTTTGATGTCACTTGCGATAATCCTCCTAAAACACCCATAGTAGTTAAAACACCACTATTTACACCATAGAATAAACCTTGACGGGTATCATCATTAATTAAAGTCATTTATTTAATATACTCTAATAAAAAAAGTAATTAAAATTGAAATATAAAGCAAGATTAGTATTAGAATTATTAATATTATTAATGACAGAACTGGTGTATTTTACAGGAGATTTGGTGTATAATCCTAAAACAAATAAATTTTATTCTAATGAAGAACAGTGTATTAATCACCGGAACTGGATTTCAAATTTTACAGAGTATGGATATAGTGAATTGTCTGATGTATGGAAACAGCGATTAGGTAAGAATTATAGTAAAATTGGAATAATTGAGTGTGGTAGTGATGGGGATTGCTTATTTCATGCTATAGCTGAAGCATTAAATTTTGAGAATATGAAAAAGATGAGTGGTGATGATGTGTATACTGTAGATTCACTAAGAGAAATAGCTGCTAATCAAATAACAGAGGATAACTTCCCACTTATAATAGAGAGTTATAGATTAGAAGCGGATAGTTTTGATTTTAATGGTAATTGGGATCCAGAAGATATTGAGTCTTTGGAAGACTTAAGAACTGAGCTAGTTATTCCTGGAAATAATTTCTGGGGAGATATAATTGTGCTTCAGTTGTTACAAGAGGCATTAAAAGTAAATTTTATTATACTTCGTAGTGAATGCGCTAAACTATATCCAACAGCAACTGAAAATGACGAATATAGGCTAAGTATAATTCTCTATTATGAAAATAATGTTCATTTTAAACTAGTAGGTATTTTCCAAAGCAATAATCTTTACACCGTTCAAAAAACAAAAAAACTACCAAAATTTATAGTTGATATTATTAAAGAAGATACAAAGAATAATTAGTATTCAAGAGATACCATATTCACTAGGTTGTTATTTATTTTTTTAAGTGTATAAATTGGATTTATTTCTTCTTCATCACTTTCCTCGTCAGACCAGTAATCATTATGAAAAGGTTTGTATGGAATCATAGTCATGTTAGGAAATTTTTTTGTATCGTGGATATTAGCAATAAACATCTTTTTATTTCTAATAATATATTCTAACATAAGCCAGTTTTTGTGAGTAAGAACTCTATATGGATTGTTATCCATAGATACTGAGCCTATAAAACTATAACTGTTTTCACCTATAAAAGTCCAATTAATTCTTCTATTACGTTTTATGCTACCTTCGTAAAGGAATTCTAACTGATATCTTTTTACTGTGTAGTTATAGTATTTGAAAACAATAAAGTGAATACCATATTCATCACAACCTCTCATAATTGGGAAGTTAATTTTTTTCTTCAATTTCTCCCAAGGGTCATGTTTTGTATCTATATATTTAGAATTTAGAGTGTATAATCTTTTAATAACAAACCATTTCGCACCATATAAAACTGGTAATTTTAAAATATTACTCAATCTTCCAAAAGCCTCAATCATTTGAGATGGATATATAGTTTTATACAAATTGTTTGTTAAGTTTTGTATATATTTCCATTCTTCAATAAAAGTTTCATTTTTTTGTTTTACGTATTTAATACTAAACTCATCTTTTACTTTTCTTAAAATAGAGGAATCTCTAAAATAATAATAAAATTTCTTAGAAACTTCTCTATATGTAATGAACGTTTTGAAGTCAAGATTATCTCTAGGAATTAAATGGGAAATGATGATATTTTTTAGGAAAATTTCATATGGAATAGAATAAATATTAATAACCATAATAACAATATTAATAATAATAATACTATGCTGAATTTCTTACGCTTTCAATATAAATATCATTTAATGTTTCATTTAAGAAATTAAATATGCGTAGTGATACGTTTGGATTTGGAAATTTGAATTGAAATAACTTTGGCTTAATTCCTGGATATCTTACATCAAATATAATACTGAAATTCAATAATTTAATTGAGAATATTTTGAAAAATGATATTTTTGTAAGATTAATGCCGTCAGCTGAAAAGTTAATAGTTTTATCATTCATTAAAATTTTAAAGAATCCTCTTTTATAGGAAATACTAGGGAATAGTCTGTTTGTAATGAGTCTACAAGGTAGAACTTGGTGAACAAAATCACGACATATGGGGCATGTAGCATTATTTTGAAGCCAGCGATGAATACAACCATAATGATACTGATGGCGACAACTTTTTAATGTGAAAACTGAATTTTCGCTATCGGTATCATTATTATTAGTATCCATAGTATTTAAACAAATTGAACAGTCCATTTTGGATATATTTAACACAGAAATTAATAAATCTGGAGAAAAATAAAAGAAATATGAAAGAAATATGAAAGAATTTTGAAAGAAATTAATTTGCGTATGCTAATCCACCCATACCACTCATAATTCTAAGAACGTTATAATTTAATCCATAAATCATTATTTCTGCGCCATTAGCCTTTGATGTTGCGTCAATTGTTAACGTTAAATCTAATTCTGTATTGTTAAGTCTAGAGAAGTTGCATGTTCCACTAGGCTGGTAATCTTCGGGTTTTAATGCAAAACTATAAACATTAATACCTACAGATGGAGCCCCTGTGTGATGTTGATAAGGTTGAACTGTGTTAAAGTAAAAGCCTTCTCTACTATTAAATCTATCATTTCCATTTAACTTTATTGTAGCTGTGCTTACAGGATTTTTACCACCATCAGTTAATAATAATTCGTTGTCTGTTGCTGTAATAAGACCTACTGAGTTTTCACCTTCTGGTTGTGCTAAAGCTGGACCAAAGAGTTGTTCGAATGTTCTCTCATTATAGAGGTTGGTAGAACTGGTTTTAGTATATCCCTGGACGTCTCCATATCCTAAATTATTACCTGTAGATGAAGCTGATATATTTGTTCCAGTCCAAGTATTATTAGTGTTATTTAATGAACCCGTAGATTTAACTGTTGGAACACCCCAAAGTAAATTGCTAGAGTTTTTGCCTCCCTTAAGACCTGGACCATAGAAACCAGAGGGTGTTCCTGTGAAGCCAGAATAGTCCCAGGAATCTGTGTAATTAAAGTATTGTCTTCCACCTCTTGCCTGACTATATGCCTTTTCTCTATGAACTTTAGGCTGAATAGTCCATATAA